CAAACCCATGATTGTGAACAGAACAAACTTCAAACGTTTGGAGACCTACTTCAATTCGTTCAACATGGACGACTTCTTGAACAAGGACGTTCTCCTTCAGGTTGAGAAGGTTAAGTCACCTGAGGGCATCGTCCCAGCACTTCGCTTCTCGTCACGTCCAATCCCTAAGGCACAGAAGCAGCCAATCGCAGATGCAGACTTTCCTAAGGCACTAGCTGCTGTAAAGAGTGGTTCTACAACGGCAGAAAAGCTAAAGGAGACAAGAGCACTAACACCAGAACAAATAAAGCAACTAGATGAGATTTAGAGCAAGCGGAGCAGCACCATTATTTCTAGGAAAGGATGGTCTGACAGATGTACAGAAGAGAGACCTGGAGGACCTACTCAGCAAGATTAAGCTGACGGATATCCAAGCGGCAAAGAGAGATGACCTGATTAAGAAGCGAGACGCAGAGCCAGTGCTTCAGGCAGGAGCTATAACGTACGTTCGTGAGGTAGTTAACAAGTACGTGTACAACTACAAGGAGAGCTTCAGTAATAGAAGCACCGACAAGGGGACAGAGGTTGAGGCTGAGTCTATCGAGATTTACAACCGGCTGATGTTTACTGACTACAAGAAGTTGGAGGAAGGTGACGAGTTCTCTGAGCTGTCTTACGGATCGTTTACAGGGCATCCTGACGTTGTAGATAAGAAGAAACTGTTCGTGCTAGACATCAAGTCGTCTGAGACCAAGAAGTCGTTTCCTAAGCTTCCTGAGGACGGTGAAAACTCAACGTACGAGTGGCAGGTAAAGCTGTACCTATACATGCTACGTAAGATGACCAAGCTTGACTGGAGAGACGGTGAGTATGCCTACGTGTTAACCAACACGCCTGAGGGTATGGTTGGAGACTGGGAGGAGCCTAGCCTGCACATCATGGACGACTTGAATGACACCCTTCGTGTTACTAGGATTCCGGTCTATTTGTCTGACGATGACATACTGCACATAGAGAAGAGAGAGCTTGCGGCACTTAAGTTTGCAGGAGATTACGAACATAAGCTATTAAACAAAAATGGATCTGTACTATAACATAAGAGGAGAGAAGGTTAAGGCCATCCAGTGGGATGGGTCCAAGGAGCACGGTGCTGAGATTGCTAAGGAGATAGATATGGATGTTAGGTACGACCTAACTGACGGTGTTCTTACAATGCACATCGGTGGATACGATGCAACTGTTGCTAAGCAGTTTGACTTCGTGTACCTTAACACAACCGGTGTGGACGTGGCATCTTATCAAACATTTATAAATGAACACGTTAGGGCTACACATCAACAAGTTGTAACTAAGTCGCTTCATAACACAACAGCAAGTAAAGCAAAAGACAACGTAAAAGATATTGTTTTTTGGGGAGATGGAGACACGTTTAAGCTTATTTGTAAGGCATCATCTGAGTCAGAAGGTTGGATGAAGTCTACTAAAGCTATGCAAGCAGCCAAATCAGTTGTAGTTCAAGTTACAACACAGCAGCGTAACCCTGACGGGAGCTATTCATTAGCTGAGGCATTAACAACAGTAGCATGTGCATACATCCATGAAGAAATGGATGAGAACGGAAATGTAATCAAAAGAAAAATCAGAAGTATATGAGCAATCAATTTAAAATGAGTGGGTCTATCAAGGTGATAGGTCAGACACAGCAAGTGTCAGAGAAGTTTTCAAAGAGAGATTTTGTTGTGACAGACACATCAAGTCAGTACCCACAAGACATCTCCTTCCAACTTGCACAAGACAAGTGTAACGTACTTGATTCGTTCATGGAGGGTGAGTCTGTAGAGGTGTCGTTCAATCTGCGTGGTCGTGCATGGCAAAGTCCACAAGGAGATGTCAAGTACTTCAACACGTTAGAGGCCTGGCGAATCGAAAAGGATGGCACGTCTGGTATAAGTGGAGCACCTATGCCAAGAACACCTCAAGAAGCAGTTGTTACATCAGAACCAACTGAAGAAGAAGACGATTCTTTACCGTTTTAAAAAATTTTAATTTACCATTTTAATTATTATATTTGCTTTAAAATTAAAAATATGGAAAAGAAATGTTTTAAATGTGGTGAATTAAAAGAACTGGATAGTTTTTATAAGCACAGTAAAATGCTAGATGGTCATCTAAACAAATGTAAAGAGTGTACCAAAAAAGATACAGCTAAAACACTGGCAAAAAAAATATCTACAGAAGAAGGTTTAGAGTCAGAAAGAAAAAGGCATAGAGAAAAGTACCAAAGACTTAATTACGTTAAAAAACAAAAGGAATTAAATAAAAATAAACCTTGGGTAAATAATTCTAAGTATAAAAATCTAAGCAGAAAATTTAAATGTGATAAAACTATAGAACTTCATCATTGGTGTTATAAGGATGAATATTTGGAAGACGTTATATTTTTAAATATAAAAATACATAGAAGAATACATAGAACTATGGTACTCGATATGGATAATTTAATATTTAATACATTGGACGGTTTTCCATTGGACACCAAAGAGAAGCATCTAAATCATATTGAAAAATTTTTAAATCAATGAGTTAAGCGCACGGTACATGCTGTGCGCTTATATTTTTATAACTAATATATAGCCATGATAACATACTTTAAATCACTGTCTGATACATCTACACCATACCACAAGGACGTATCAGAGGCAGTTAAGCGTATAAAGAATGGTAACTCAAGAGAACTCTGTAACGTTATCAGGACAGAGACAGACAAGTCAAGACGTAACGAACTAAAGAAGAGTCTTCCTGCTATATGCTTCTCCGGAAAGTTTAGCAAGCGTTCGGACGGATCGATACTTGAGCACAGCGGATTTATATGTATTGACTTTGATGGGTTCATAGACGAGTGGGCTATGCTTGACGCTAGACATAAGCTGTGCTCTGACGAGTACTCTTACTGTGTGTTCACGTCACCATCTGGAGATGGACTTAAGGTTCTTGTGAGGATACCAAAAGATATAAAGAACCATAAGAACTACTTCTTGTCGTTAGAGAAGCACTACAACATGCCTGAGTTCGACACAACGTCAAAGAACATTAGCAGGGTGTGCTTTGAGTCTTTTGACCCGGAGATATACGTGAACGAACTAAGCAAGGAGTGGACAAAGCTAATCGTTGAGGAGCACCAAACATTTGACGCTGCCACGAGCAGACAGACCATCAAGCTGAACGATTCAAACGAGGTCATCAGAAGGCTGTTGATTTGGTGGAATAATAACTTCGGCTTAGTGTCTGGCAGACGCAACAACAACACGTTCGTTCTAGCAGCTGCGCTTAACGAGTACGGTATAAGCCGTGCAGATACTACAAGGGTTCTGTCTGACTTCCAGTCTGATGGGTTCCCGATATCTGAAATAAATATAATCATCGACAGTGCCTACAAGAACATCGAGGCACACGGCACTAAGTTCTACGAGGATACTGAGAAGATAGATAACATAGTCAACCTGGTGAAGCAGGGCGTTCCTGAGGAAGAGGTTGTCAAGATACACGGAGAGGTCGTGAAGTCTGTGGTAAGTAACATGTCTCACAGCTCAGAGTTCTGGTCAAAGAGTAGCAAGGGAGTCATCAAGCACGTTAACCATATGTACAAGGACTTCTTGGAGCTTAACGGCTACTACAAGTACTACATAGGTAAGTCGTTTGTCTTTGTGAAGGTCGGTAACAACATCATATCAGATGCGTTTGAGGACATCATCAAGGACCACGTTCTTAGCTACTTATACGAACTTGACGATAAGAGTATATACAACTACTTCGCTGACAAGACTAAGCTGTTCAAGGACGACCACTTGTCGTTCCTTAACTCAATAACACCGAACATCATGAAGGATAGCGATGATATAGCGTACCTGTACTACAAGAACTGTGCTGTGAAGGTTACAAGAGACAGCGTGTCAACGATTGACTACATGAATATCGACGGATACATCTGGCAGAAGCAGTGTATCGACCGTGAGTTCCATGTCACAGACTTTAGTGAT